TTTTTTTATCACTTGACAGGTTGATGAGTGCTTTTACATTTTTACGTGGGGGAAACAACCAAAACCCCCCCGGACTGCCACACAACCACTACAGAGAGACATCAACATTGACAATTGACTCGAAATCTGTGCTCCAAAGCGCGCGTGGCAATTTAGGCGCGAGTGGAGGGCTTTTCTTCTTTGACGTATCTGCATGTCTGTTAACCCGTTGAAAACCAAGTATCCCATCACACACAGAAGTGTAACAGTCAACGAGGCCCGCCTCGGTGACTCCGTAAACCTTTTGTAAAAAAGAATTAAAGCAGTCTAGGTCAATAGTATCAGCATTCATAGTCATAGTCGTCAGTTCCTCTGCAGTATATTTGTACGCGCACGCCTGATTCCTAAAATCAAGGAAAGGCGTGCGAGATAACTGTTCGGCTGTCTGAAGCAGGAGTTCTCTGACCTTGGCCACGTGGCGATGTTCATACGCGGCTGACAAAAGCTTGCCAGCCATGTAATCCTCATCACTTACAGCACGGTTGTTGTTACACCGCACAGGTAATTTGCTTACCACGCGACCAAAAGATGGAACGGGGAACGTCTTAGTGAAACTAGGCACGAAGCGTTTGCGTAAGAACGTCGCTTGTTCACGCTGATCGAGACAGCTTCCTTCTGTCTTCATGCCTGATCCCTCCGCCACCTTATCGAACGACTTCTTCACCTTCGATCGATCTTGCAAGGTGTACGTTACTCCATCATCCCCGTATATCAAAGTGGTACTCTTGTCGATACCAGCAAGCTCAAGTGCCGCAAGTGAAGTGCATGCGTTGACATAGCCATTCCCAGTTGTAGTGGTAACCTCACCACTCCATCTTTGACCCTTCACTTTACCTTTAACACCATAACGCGTGAACACCCTCACGCTGGTGTTTTGAGCAAACTCTCGAACAAACCACTTTGGCGCGCCAAGTTTGTAATAAAACATGGCCTCCCATTTCCGAACAGCGCCTGGTTGTGTACCGTCGTTGTTCTTGAAATCGTTCTCAAACGCATTGCCCGGGGTGTGGTGGACTATGTCCCCAATCTCGTCTGCTGTCATGCCCACACAGTAAATGACTTCATTCCCTTTGTTCTTGGGATTCTTCCTGTTGAGCTCTTCAGCAATACGACGAGACAAGTAATACACAACGGATCCCATTACAAGATTGTACATGTCTCCACCTTGGTAGACGACGCGTGGGGGGGATCCGTCCGGTTTAATCAATACTTCCGATTTCGCAAACACGGTCTTATCCGTGTATCCTGGCAGCGTGAAGTCCATAGAGTCCAAGCAAGCCTGTAGCCTCTCCCGCTTTTG